GTGACTCATTTAACAAATATTCGGCGGCTTTTTTACAACCTACCATTGCCCCACGCTTTTTACTATTAGCAAACTCTCTAATAGCTTTAGGGTTTATATCGAATTTTAACTTAACTCGACTTGATACCATTATTTGTCCATTCAAAATCAGTAAAAGTAGAAGTCATTTCAAAAGCCCTCACACTTACATAAACACCTTGTAATAGAACGCCATTATCTATGCCTACTATTAAATAATTAGCTATCCTTCCATCGGCAAACTCTATGTAAATTCTATCCAAAACCTGTACTTTATGAGGGGCAATACTATCTAATGTGAATTGTATAGTGACAATCTTTTTATTTGTTGTAAGCTGCGCAGTAGTGGTTTCTAAATCGACATCACTTGTTTGAGTAGAGTTTATAGTAGCATTAATAGGAATTTTATTCTCAAAATCATAATCTATATAATCAAGACTATTTTTAAAACTCCTTGACAATATAGGCACATAATAGTATTTCATGCCTATACCACCTAACCAACTATAAACTTCATCAAAAGATTTACTCAAATATTCCAAATCATTCATGAGGCAATGTCTTTCCTGTAATTTCAGATGCTGTAAAAGAACCATCTCTACTGTAAAAAACTATTACAATATAATAGCTTGTATCAGCTTCTAAATCTGTTAAACGATATTTCAAACGCTTAATATCATAAAAATCAAATTTTGTTATATCTAAACCATCCCGCAACTTTGTTTCGGCGTATTCATCATAAATAGGTTCTTTGCTATACATTAAAGTGTACTTATAAAAGTTACCCTTCGACATATCATATCTATTCCATTCTAACTCGAAAGAATAAACATTTGTACTATTTATTTTGAATTTAATTGTTTGTTCTTGGGATAATTTATAGTTCCGTAAAGAACCATCTCTTGCCCTCAATATAATATCTTTTACTTCAACAGGTGAATTGGAGATTGCTTCATCTAATTCCTCTTTAATTTTATCAGCTAAAGAAGTATAATGATAAACCCTATCACCTTTTTTAAATGTCACCTGTTCAGTGCTTGCATCATATTCAGGTGCTACAGCAAGTGCTAATCTTAAATAAATTGTATGTAAACACTTTAAAATTACAATGTTTATTTCCTCTGATGTCAACTCTTCCGCATTATCTTTACCTATGCTTACCATTGACATTTTAATTATGGTAGGAATACTCTTTTCAACACTTGCAAAAGCGGGGTCATTTTCAATAGAAGGTGTAGATAACATTAAGCTATCTATCAAATATTGAGTAATTAACTCTAAATTTGAATCCGCCATTTTACACCTCCAAATCTATTAAAGAACTGCTAATGCTCCCTGTAAACGAAGATACTCTTTAATTTCAGGAATAACAGATACTTTCTCACCTTTATTGAAGAAATACCATCTATCCCCATAATAAATTTTTAAATCCTCATTAGTAGCTACTTCTACTTTCTTTTCCACAGGGGCTTTTTTAGTTTCAACCTTGGTTTCAACTTCTACTGTTGGCATTGTTACTTCAATTACTTTATCTTCTTTCTTAATTGCCATAATTTCCTCCATTATTCATTAAATGTAGCTGTCGCAACCGATAATGTTAAAGTTACATTATCATTCGTTTTAAGCTGTACAGTTACAGCTTTTGCAGTTGTAGAATCTGCGCCTAAAAATACAACGGCGGTTTTATCAGAATCATCTATAGTACGCCATTCTTGTAAACGTGAGGAGTACATTTGAATAGATGTAGAACCATCAGGTAATTCTACTGTAAATGGTAAATAATAACCTGTCTGTTCATCTGTCTTACTACTGAACTCTGTCCAACCTGTTACCTTTTTAAAAGTACCAGTTACAACGCCGTTTTCACCATAAACAGGACTTTCTACTAAATCAGATGTATTCTTACCTAACATTGTAATTGTAGGTGCTTTTACTTTTATTTTCTTTGTTACAGGCGGCTGTGGCTCATCACCACCATCAACTGCTTTTACAAAAGCACTACTACCTGCTTCAGCATAAAATACTTGTGAAGGTTTAATATTCAACTTTGTGGCTACTTTATAAGGGTCTTGCTCCATATAAAACACCTCATTTGCTGTTACATTTTTACCTAATGCTTTTGCTAATTTTTGTGGAGATTGTTTTGCGTACAGTACATCATTTGCTGTTATACTCATATTCAACACTCCTAAATATAAATGGGAGGGAAACCAATTAAGGTTTCCCTATTGTTTAAAATCACTCACGCAGTTTCTATGATAACTGCATGACCAGGATTCAATACACCGGTACCCCAAATACCATACCAGGCGATTTTAACCTCACGCCCAAAATCTTCGGTATCGTCTGTACGAATTTCAGGCGGCAATGCTTCTGCCAGTGCATAATAATCTTCACCAAAGATTACTGCCTGATATACGTTTGCACTGGATGCACCTGCACCTTTCAGTTCTGCTTTGTAACCCAAATCGGATTCAGCAGCAGCACCATTAGGCATAATGGTTGTTTCAATAAAACGAACATCGTCAATTCTACCGATTTCCAATTTGTTACTATGGGCGGTAAATACCCATTTCACTTACTTTATGTAAGCGGGGGTGTACTTCTATGAGTGTCTTTACACTCGACTACCCCTCTTATGCTCACGCATAAGGTCTGACTATCTCTTTACCCCTTTCTTATGTTCGAGGTATCTCGTGTATAGTCGATAGACTTTTTTCAGATAATTTATAACTCATTGATTTTGGTATAAATTCTTTTATATAGTCGCAAAACTTTGTAAAACTCTTTGAAGGTATTCTTATCATTGGATAACCACATTCAAGTTGAACATAGGTTTTAATTCCAATAATTTCATTTAAAGAATCGCTTAATAACTGACATTCCTCAACGGTAAAACAACAAGTTGCTATCTTACCCCAATTTCCTTTACCTTTACTACCGTCATCTGCATACCATACAGCGATTGATAAAGGATTAAGCATTTCTTTAATATTATTAGGAATAATTTTCGTTTTACCTTTATAAAACATTTCTCTTAACTGTTTTATATCCCCAAAGGCTTTTGTTCTTTTCCTAACTGATTGATAACCTTCTTTAGTTTTTCTGTAATAACTCTCGCTTATATCATTTCCAAAGAAACTTGCTTTAAAGTTTAAGTAATCCTCTTGTTTAAGTGAGTGGCTCAAATAGAGTACCCTACCATCAAGATAGCCATCACCTAAAATACTGCCAATTACAACGATTCTTTGGTCATCTGTCAAATGCTTATAATCACTTTGTACAGCAGATATACCATAATGTGAAAGCCATTTTGTAACTGTACTATTCTTTACATTAAACTTTTCACCGACATCTTTCTTTCTGCCGCCATTTTGAAAAACCTCTAAAATTTCCTCTCTTGACGGTATATAAGCAAAGTGTTCAAAAGTTCCTAACTTGTACTCTTTAACAAGTCTTTTTATAACTTTTAAACTTACACCAAAATGTTTTGCAACTAATTTCTGATTTTTTAAATCATTATATACTTCTTGTAAATCTTCTTTTGCAATATAAATCTTTTTCATTATAAATTACCTTCCTTTAGTACGGTATTACCCCTCTGGGGTTCACTTTCTATATACATAGTATTATAGGCTTTTTAAAGCCAACCGTTTAGCGAGATGCTCTGTACTTGTTTTTATTTCAAGCACAATGGCAAAATCTACCATTAAATAACTGTTCAGGCGCACCATAGTTACTTGCATTAATCCAGGACGGGTCATCTCTCAAATCTCTTGACTGATGCAATTCTGTTACTTTTATGACTAATATATAAACAATACATTAGCGGGGAAATCACTTCAATGTAGGTTGTACAACTTCCTAACGAATTTCCCTCTTATAGTTTCCTATAAGGTCAGACTATCTCATCTTCCGCCGCCGTTTTTCACCACAGCGGAAGCAACGTCCATAGTCGTTGCAAGGGTATCAAATTATAATTTGTAAGGTCTCTTTATTTTATATCTCATACTATCTATAACATAAGGCTCTATAATATCAAAGAATTTTTGTGCATATCTTGTACCAATATAAATCCTATATCCTTTTCTTGATTTAGGATGATTTAGATTGGATTTTATGCCAAACTTTCTTTCTAATACTTCTATAAGCAATTCTACATCTTGTTTTGTAAAAGCGTCTGTACATAACATAGCAGTTGAATTTCTATTTATCATTTTATCTGTTATTGTTGTATAACAGCTTGTTCCATCATCCATAAACCAAACTGCTAAACCTAATGGTGTAAGCAATTCCTCAATATCCTTTGGAACACCTTTAACCCCTTCAACTACAAATTTGTTATATAACTCTAATAAGTCCTCCCTTGATAAAGTATTAAAGTAATAAGTTATGTACTTGCCTTTATTTTCTTTTGGAGGCGTTTTACATAAACTTTCCAATTCGCCATATAAGTAGTTTACATAATCTAACTGCTTATCAGAATGTCCTATATTAACTCTTGCTTTAGTATCAGATATTTTTGCTATTGAAGCGTCACCTAATAAAGAACCTACTAAAATTTCTTTCTGTTTTTCATTCATAATTCTTAACCTTCTCTCACGGTTGGCATATTGGCGAGATTTAAACCAATTTAGCTTTCCCTGATTTCACGTTGTTTTCCACAAAAGATTACTCCTTTGCGCCCCCATACTCAAGGGTGTACAAATGCGATATAATAACTACCATCAATTTTCGGTGCATTATTAGTAGAAAGAATTTCTACTGCATCTTTAATAGTAGCTACTGTAAGGGTATTTACACCTGCTGCAATCTGATTACGGGCAGTAATTTTTGCGCCGTCTTTCTGTCTACCAAATACTTTAGAAGTACCACCGCCACCTTTAACAGCTACATCACGCAGTTCTAATTCCAAAGTAGTTACATAGTTTCTTGCTAACTGACGCATTGCAATTTCAAGTTCGTTTACAAAGGAGAAACGAATTGCAGCTTCAGTAATCATTACAGCAGTACCATGTTCTACTACTTTAATGGATTTAGTGCTGGAACTTAAAGTCTGTGTTTTAATGTGCTTACCTTCTTCAAGAGGTGAAGATACTTTTAAATTATTATAAGTAAGCATTTTAATTTCATTACCAGGATTTACAGTTAAATCCGTTTTTCTTGCCGCAAACGCATAAAAACGATACACAGGCTCTGACAGGAAAAGAATTTCTCTGCTCAAAACAGGTGCTAAAGAATTTACTAATTTTACGGCAGTACCACTATCCAGTGTAGTATCAGTTTCCTGAATAATAGTATTGATTTCATTGCCAAGCGGCCATCTTGTTGCCATTATTTAATCACTCCTAATTATCTTTTAAATCTTCTTGCCTCACGATATTCCTCATCAGACATTGAATTTAACTTACTAACAAGGTCATTGATTGATGTAGGCATTTGTCTTTTTCCTTGTTTCGGTGGTTTCGGTAAAGGCTCTCTATTTTTACCATACTTTTCTTTAACAGAATCTTGTAGGGCTTTTATCTCTGTATAAGAAGCATCAATTTCCTCTTTTGTACTACCTTTTACCAAATTCTTAAAGTCATCATCAATATCTGACAGCTTACTTTCCCTGTAAGCCTTTAACTCTTCGGCATTTTTATAATCAGCAAAATCTTTTTCTGATTTCGCTAATTTAGCTTTATAATCTTCTAATTCCTTTTTGAGATTTTCAATCTCTGCTGTTGCTTCCATTTTCCCCTCATCCTTTGCCTTTGTAATTTTTTCATTCAAATCGGAAAGTTCTTTCTCTTTTGCTTTAATGGTTTTTTCTAATTCATTGATTTTAAGAAAATTACCATTTGCATCTTTTACCTTGTTTGCTACCTCATCTTTCCATTTCTGAACCTCATCTTTCAGCTTTTGAATTTCAGGGTACAACTTATCCCTTTCCTGTTTTCTTGCTTTTTCTATTTCTGCTTGAATATCCACATTTGAATTAGTATCAATGTTATCTGCCATTACTTTTTCCTCCTAAATTATTTAGTTACTGTAAATTTAAGTTTCTGTTTATTTTGTGGTAATACAGGAGAATGTTTTGCAAACTTCTGTACTTTGGGAGCAGAAACTTTTTCAGAACTACCTTTCACTTTGTCATAACTCATTACTTATTCCTCCTTTGGGGGATTAGTATTACCTTCCCCTGTATTTAACTTATTATCCTCACCATTTCTATTACGCCCTACTGTATTCTTTAAATCAATTTGAGGATTAGCATTGCTATCAGAATTTTGTTCTTTTTCTTTCACAATTACATTACCATCATAAGAATTTACGAGCCTACTTGATGTAGGCAAACTAATAGGTTGAATACCATAGAACTGCGGATTATCTTTTACATCTTTTTCAATCTCACTTAAAAGGTCTTTTACCCTATCCTTATGCAATCTTGTCATTGCATCTTCTCTTGTAGTTAAACCTGCTTTAAGTTCAGATAAAATCATATCAAGAGTTGTTACTTCATCTTTAGGTAACATTTCACCCCACCAAATTCTATGATTATAAAAATCATAAGGACTTACATTATCAGGCATTGTTACTAAACCTTCTGTTAAACCTACTTTTAAAATTATCTTATTCAGATAAACTAAAGATTTTTCAGTCTGCACCCTTTTCTGATTAATTAAATCAGTTAAAGGCATAAAGGCTATTTTAAGTGCCAAACCACTTAAATTACTTGGAGCAGTTTCACCACCAATAGCAAGTTTTGGCATACTACCTATATTAAAGATTGAGTTTTCAATTCTATCTATATGAGTATTTGAAGCACTTAAATCACCATTTAATTCAAGATTATATGCTTTAGCTTTCTCACTTGGTAAACACCATACTTTGTTTGCACCTTTTTCAAGATTATGAAGTTTACATCCTTGTACAATAGTAGTAGGAGAAGCATTATAATCAAGAATTTGTGACACATCACTTGCCTTTAAATTATATTCAATGTTAAGAGGAATTAAATCTTTTAAATCTGACTGCCCAAACATCGAACCAACTAAAGGTAAATTTCTAAAAGGAACAATAGGTATTACACCATATCTATTTTCTACTGTATAATCTTCTTTGCCTTCAATATATCTTGTAATTCTTTCCCTTGTATACTCATATCTAACTACTTTTGTATGTGAATTTAAAACACCATCTGTTTCTATCGGATATATAATATCGACTGCTTCTAATGCTTCAAAACTATCATCATACCCATCTTGATATTTAGGGAATACTAAACCAGACGGAATTGCAAATAATCTAATTCGTCCATTAGGATATATACCAAAGGGGTCTATTAAATCTTCTGCATCTTCAAAATATACTTGCACATAAGCATCACCAGTTACATCTTTTGACTGTCCTACTTTACTCATTAAAGATGAACCATCATTATCATCCCAAACATTATTTAAAAAAGGTAATACTTTTTCCTCTATATCCTTATTCTCAAACTTAAATAAGAAACCACTGTTAAACTCGGTTGCAACATATTTATTAATAAACCTTGCTACCCAATTTGTTGTTATTTCAGGGCTATCTTCATCATTTAAAACCTCTTCAAAATGATAACCGTTATAGTAGTTCCAGTAGCGAGCATATTCCTTTACCCTTTGCCTGTCATCCTCATTTAAAAATTTAGTAATATCTGTTCCAGTCAAATATGGAGTTAAAAGTTTTTGCATTACTAATTTAGATAACTTATCTATGAACAACATCTCACCACCTTATCCTATGATTTCTTCTGCCTACAAATATATTCCTCTTTGTAGTCTGTATAAACTCATTATTATCTACTACTTCAACTTCCCCAACATCATGCTTTAATCCCCACACCATCAAAGCAGCACTAAATGGGTAGTCATCGTGTTTGTTTCTCTCTTTAGGGGCAGCTACCACAAGTTTATCGCCCCTATAATCCTTTGTAAGCTCAAGGCACTGCTCTTGGAATTTCCTATACTCAATAGTATCTTGTGCGCTTGAACTTGAAGGATAGTGGAAACATTTATTATTAAGGTATGCACTAAAGTTTTTCATTAGCATACTCTTACTTGCAGGTGTAAATACAAAAGGTATCACTGGAAAATCTACATTAGCTGCTAATCTATCAGCTACTGGACTTCCTACACCGCTTCCGTCTATAACACATAACTTAATATTAAATCTATTCAAATAATCCTTTACTTTATAAAACTGCTCTTCATAGTTGTCACCAACTATTTCCAACCAATCTATTATCTTTATGTCATAAAGTACATAATCCTCTGCATCATACTCTGTTGCCTTTTCTAATACCACAGGACTTTCATAATTCGGAATACCTATTGTTACTACTGTACTATCTTGTGATTTACCAACATCAATACCTGCTATGCAAACTTGATCTTTACAATAATCCATCCTATCTAATGTAGAATCTGCAACAGGGTCAGTAGTAAATAACTCTCCGTCAATGAACATACCAAACTGAAATACCCATTTCAAGCAGTTATGACTTGCAAGCCCCTCTGCTATAAAGGTATGTGTTGATGTTCTAATAGGAATTACTTTTCTATTACCGACAAATTTAACGCTTGTAACGTGAGGGTGTATATCCCTACCTAATTCACCATTTGAACATCTTAAAGTGCCCAAAGTATTAACATCAAGATTTTCAAGTAACCTTTTAGGTCTTACCATTCCTAAAAATTTGAGGGTTTCCCTCTTACCACCTGTTATTATGAGTCTATAAACATCATCTTGGTTTCTTTCAGCATATATAGGACTTGTATAATAACTATACTCAAATCCATATTTATCTAAACACTCTTTAACGTGCTTGAGCATTGCATTATCTCTTTGTGCAAAACAAAGTTGTTGCAATCGCCCATCTGCGTGTCCTACATTACCTTCACCGTCAAAAGCAGCAGCTAAATAACCTAAATCATAATCACTTTTTGGCATTTCCCATTTATTCAAAATTTTATATGCCCTATCAGTAAGTTTGAGGTCTTTAGTTTTTCTCCAACGTGTCAGTCTACCAGGTGTCATTACAAGCCACTGATGCTCCTCCGAACAAGTAACTTTAGTACCATCCTCAAAAGTTACCTCATAACAAGGTCTTTCAATCTCACCTACATCTTCTACAATAGCTTCTCTGTATTTACGCTGTCCATATTTACCAGGTTTTTCCTCATCAAAACCTAATAATTTGTCGCCAACTTTAATAGAATCTGCTCTTACCCATCTTAAATCTGCTGTAAGAATTTCCGTTTCAGGTGCAACACAGTAGTTCATCTCAAATTCCACACTGTTTTCACCCATTATCTTTTTAGCAGCTTCTACTGTTTTAGCGTATTTAGGATTATATTTAATAATCGTTTCATAGTTATACTCAAAATGATTTCTCTTTTTCTTGCCATTTTCATACTCTTTTTTATTTAATTCAATAGCATCATAAAAAAAATTTTTCTTAATTGATGGCGTACCAATAAGAATTTTAGTACCATTATAGAATGATACAGTAGGAAATATGGATTTCCTGTATTTATAATTACTAATATCTTGTGCTTCATCACAAACATATAAATGGTATGAACCACCTTCAATGTTTGAACCGTCACTTGCTGAAAAACAAGTGATGGAAGATTTAACACCTAAATTATTAAATACAATAGTTACTCTCTCACCATTAAAAGTATCTTTAGTAATATTAAATTCATCACTTTCTAATATCTCTATTGCTCTTTTTGATGATAAAAAATCTTTAATATTATTAAAAATAATTCTTGCCTGTGCCAGTGTTGGCGCAAATACGCCCATCATAATACCATTTTTAAATGGCTGTAAACGTGTATCATCTGCAAATAATGGCATATTAGCAAATACAGGTAGTATTACCATTAAACCTGATAATGTGGCTGATACTGTAAAACTTTTACCACTCTGTCGAGACATAAGAGAAGTTATAGTGTCAGGGTCATTTAAAAGTACACCTTCAATAATTCTTCTGCTAAACTGTGCTTGATGTGGAAAGAACTTTCTACCAGTCAACATTTCACAAAAAATCTGTATTTTACGAGTTAGTTCAGAAGTTTTAAGTGTTCTTCCTGTATAAGTAATAATATCACCACCTACATAACAAAAAACCACAATGGATTTTCATTGTGGTTTACTACATTTTATTCTACAAAATAATAACCATATTTAACTCTTACTACTCGATTTTTATATCTTCTATCTTGCTTACAGGCAAGATATTCTCTTTTAGTAATTCTTCTCATTTAATACTCCTTTATT